AATGAATCATAATCTCTGGGCTCCCCCTCTACCATCAAATGGCAGGGTAGGGCCCAGGATCGCGATCGACGACGACGACTCTCACCTATCATTCGATGATAGGTGTAAACAATTCTACCTTGGTACTAAGTATCAAGGAGGACTCACGAGATGGGCTAGACTACCCCGCCGATTACTCCGTAGAGCTAAGCTCAACCATCGCCAAGAGCCTAAGGCTTTTAGCGACTATACGAAGAATCAGCAGGTAGCACTATTCCTGGCAAACCTTTGGTTCAAGGCGAGTTCGCACCTAGTGCGAACTCTACAAAGATCCTCAGATGTCGTAGGCACCGCCAGGCGGTGGCTAGACACGGCAGATGGAGTAGTACTTCCTTACCTCTTGGAGTGTGAGGAAGTGGACTACACCATCGTCGATAATCTGACAAGGTTTGCTCTCGAGAGCTGTGCTAACAACTATGCACAATTTATCTCCAGACTCAAGAAGGTAAAAAAGCTACTTCGCAAAGAGTATGCTTCAGGGAACCAAGTTCCCCCCTTCCGAGACATGGGAACGTATTTAAAATACTACCGTTTAACGGTACCCACTGGAGATGAATATGACATCGCAACTCACATGCTACTTTGGTCTCAGACCAGAGCAACAGGGCTGGCCGATTCGAAAATGGGTGATAACTCCCTTAGGAAGTTCATCACTACAATCACGAAAGAACCAGAGAGAGCTGACCTCCATAGGTTCAAAACCTATGTGAGAGATGCCACGCTCTGTATGCGTTCCTCAACAGGCGCTTATGCACACGTATCAGCTGGGCCAAAGGCCTCACTGGAGTGTACACAGCAAATGGGGGGACACACAGCAGAACTGTGTAGAGTTGTTAGAACGCGTAAAGTCAAATATCACTATGATCCAGTCACTTTGGAGAGAACAAGAGTGGACTCTAAAATAAACTCAGCTACAGCAGTCTTAGACTATTGTATTGAGTGGATCTTGGAGAACCCCATTTGTGCGCGGATTGTCCGCACACATGTGGTACTTGAACCTTCAAAGGCACGTGTGATAACCTTATCACCGTGGGCTGTCTCAAGGTTTATGGGAGTAATCTCTCATATCCTAGCTCCGAACCTAACTCAGCGATACCAGACAAAGTCTGGTATGACTAGAGATAGGCACCTATGGAACTTCTTAAGAGCGCTACATCCTCAGGATCTAGCGTTCCAGGAAGCCGTAGGTAAATTGGCACTAAGTACCGATTGGAGTGAGGCAACCGACCATTTCGAGCATGAGTTTGCGAAACTCATCTGGAATGGGATCCTTTGGCACGGTAAACGCGTAGAAGGTTTTCCCTTAGGGATTGCCAAACTATGCGCTACCCTTCACACACAAAGTCGGATTGTCATACTGCCCGAGAGCTTAGCTCTGGAGAGAGGACAACCGTTCGTTTTCACAAAACGAGGAATCTTTATGGGTGACATGTGCACAAAGGTGATTTTGACGTTAGCGCAAGATGTGTGCGCAAGAGCAGCCAGTTTAAAGGTCTACTCAATAGTCGGTGATGACTTTACGGCCTTTGGCCTTAAAGAGCAACATGAAGACTATTTGCGCAATGTCGCAGCCACGGGTGGTCAGATCTCGGAAGATGATACATTTATCTCGGATAAATTTATCTTCTACTGCGAGGAGGCCTGTTTACTTCCAAGAAGTACACAGGACCTTCCCATAGTCATGATGAAGAGAGGTCAAGCCAAGCTTACCTATCTTGACGTGCCGAGAATCAGACTCCTGTTGCCAACCTCTGCTGAGACCCATGGTTTCAGTGGAGTACAGGCTGGACGGTTCTCCTTACTTGGTAAGGAGACACGGTGGGTAAAAGCTACTCACCGCGGGAGACTTCCTCTCTTTGAGAGAGCAAGTATCCTCCAGCACATACTCCTCCCCAGGGAAAGGGCCACTCAGTGTCCCTTTACACCTGTGGAAGTAGGTGGCGACGGCTCCTATGTCTCTGATGCAGGTCTACTCGAACGAATAATTGAGGCTAAGTCTCAAAACGTTCAAGAGACCTACATCCGACTAGGTGATATCCTCCATGGACGGGAGGCACATCGGTTAGTTCAATCAGAAACCCACGACCAAGTCTGTACCAAGTACGGACTTTGGTTGCCAACTGGTAAAGCCCTAAAGCAGTACCTGGAACCTCACGGTGTAGTTATTCAGCTTGATGAGTCAAACTCATCTCTCCGAACACTACAAGTGAAAGGCTTCTTAGAAGCCCCCCAGAAAACGTACTTTAGGATGGTGAAGTCAGCGTATTTCAAAGCCTGCTTAGCAGGTGTGAGATACGAGGATCTTCCCAAGTATGAAACCATAGCTGTCCCACGGGCGCTTAGCGTCGGTGGGAGAGAGCCACGGTACATAAACTTGGAGCTTTTCCTCACTCACTGGGTAAATCCTGGTTTTGCTTGGCAAAATCAAGATGATTACCTAGTCAGAGCGGATAAAGCTGTCCTGCTTGACCAGATGAATCTAGGATTCACGTTCAACCTTCGGAGAACTCTAAGAGAAGACATAAAGTTATGGCTAAGCTCTAACTCTATAGTCGACCTCCACGGAGAGACCGCCTTTGACTGCATTGCAAACAAAGTTGGGCTTCCTAGGGTAATCCGCGACAGGTTACACTTGATGGTGGAGTCTGATTCTATAATCAAAGAAGAGTTCCTAAGGGACCTTCCAGAGAATAGAACCACACTCTTTCTAATATCCCGTGACCAAGCACTTGGTGCTGAGCTAGTTAGACTAGCGATGTCCCGGAATTTAGAAATCAAAGTGATATGCGTACGGCCAGCTTTCTACTTAGTAGGGAGACTGGATGGTATTCCTGAGTTTGACTCAGGTCTAACCAAAGTCATTGAAGACCCCGGCGCAATTCTCTTTGACGACATCACAGTGTTCTGTGAAGGTGCGTGTCCTGACTGGGTTTATGATGATGAACTCACAGTTGAAGAGTCGAGACGTTACAAAAACGTCTTTGTCGTCGATCGAGCAACGCCGCGGAGATCAGATAATGAGTTACTTAGTAACTCTTATAAGATCATGGACCCCTGATACCAAGTATCAGGTGTGGCTCCTGCAAAGCAGGGGTGACCAAACCGCGAGATCCTGGGCGCTGC